CAGGCAGTACACCTAAGTACCCATCAATGCCACCCTCAAGTTCAATGTCAAACTCGCAGTGGCAGATGGAGCACACAAGCTCGTTGTGGCTTCTATCTTTATCTGAAGGCACGTGCTCTATTGGTCCTATTGCTATCTGTAATTGTTTCTTTCTAGGCATGGTGTATCTACCCTTGGCATGAGATGCACTCATCCCCATCTGCATCAGATGAGAAATCTTTCAGTGCGTTACGTTCAATGGATGCACCTACTTTGTCAGCAGATACGCCTGCGTTTGTACGTAAATAGTACAGACCCTTGAGTCCTTCCTTCCACGCCTTGATATGTACAGAATTGACATACGGCTTAGGTGAACCAGCAGGGAAGAATAGATTCACCGACTGCCCTTGGCAAATAAACTCCTGTCTCTTAGCCGCATGTTCAACAACCCATGCTTGATCGAGTTCAAAGGCTGTCTTGAAAACGCCCTTCTCATGATCGCTGAGGAAGTCCAGATGCTGGACAGAGCCTTCGTTCGCAATGATTGTTTTCCATGTGCCTTCCGTATTTTCACCGTGTTCCTCCAGAACTTTCTCTAGCTCCTTGTTCTTAACCAGATGCGCACCTGCACGTGTTCTGTGCGTGTACGCATTAGACTTGATAGGCTCAATAGACGCTGAGCACCCACATATGATAGACGAGTTAGCATTCGGAGCAATCGCAAGTAGGTGAGCATTACGCCGCCCTGTGCCTGCCATATCCGGTGCTTCACCTCTTTCCTTAGCGAGTTCATGTGTTGACTCCACCGCATCTTCTTTGATCTTCTTGAACATCTGGTAGTTCTCACTAGCCGCCTGCCAAGATTCCCATGCAATGCCTTTGTTCTGTAGGTAACCATGGAAGCCCATCGCGCCTAAGCCGATGGACCGCTCCATGTACGCACTGAACTTAGCCTTCTCTAACTCTTCCGGAGCATTTCGGATAAAGAATTTAAGGACGTTGTCCAAGAGTCTGACCAAGTCTTGAACCATTCTGGTGTCTCGCCACTCATCCCACTTTTCGAGGTTGACTGAGGAGAGGCAACAGACTGCTGTACGTTCTTTAGATGTAGCGAGATGGATTTCATTGCACAAGTTACTGCCATTAATTGTGAGTCCAAGTGCTCTTTGAGAATCCGGTAACCCTCGCTGGGCTGTGTCGATAAAGTTGAGGTAAGGGCTACCTGTTCTGAAGCGAGCTTCAAGTATTCTTTGCCACAGTTCTCTAGCTTGGACTGTAGATCTGATAGCTCCCGAGTTAGGGCATCGTAGTTCCCATTGTTCTCCATTTTTTACTGCCTCCATAAAAGCATCTGTAATGTTAACTGCATTAAACAAGTTAAAGCATTTGCGGTTCGCATCACCACCAGTAGGATCTTTGAACCTGACGAACTCAATGATCTCCGGATGAGATACATCAAGGTATGCGGCATAGCTACCCTTACGGGTCTTGCCTTGTTTGTAGGCTGTCATCTGTGAGTCAACAACCTTCATGAATGGGATCACTCCCGGTGCCTTGTCACTTACAGGGCGTACATTAGACCAGTGACCGCCGACTCCACCTCCCTTGACAGATAGCCATGCAACTTCAGCATTGTGAGAAATAAGGGAGTCCAGATTGTCACCAACATAAGTGAGAAAACAAGAGATAGGAAGACCCTTGATGTCCTCCCCGTCTCCGGGTGCGTTAGACAAGACCGGAGATGCAAACATAAACCAACGCTTGCTAGCATAGTCATAAATCCGTTGAGCAAAAGCATGATCACCCTCACAGTATGCAACTGCCGCACGTGCAAATGCCTGCTGTGCATACAGTTCATTATCCAACATGTAATAATCTTTGAGTAGGGCCATCGCCTGATCTGACAGGTCTTTATCTCTGTCTAGATCTATCTCGATTCCCTTGTACTTTGTAGAGTCCACTAATCAAGTCCTTCAATTTCAATTCCGATCCGCTTAAGTTCCGCACCCGGAATGTCATAGACACATGAATCGAGCACTTCGCTAACGATTTCTGTGATGCCATCTTCTGTCCTTTGTCCGGGCGAAACTTCAGTTATATCCACATTGAATTCTAAGTCAACCTTTACTTCAATTTCTTGTGACATTACCAGTGTTTCCCTTCCGTCTCTTCCATCATCTCAATCATCTTGTTGAGATACCATCGTGCCTTCTTGGCATTGGTGATAGGGTCACCCTTGCTCCATAGGCGTGTACCTAAGTACTTGAGTATCTGCCACTGGCATCCCCACATGGGGGCTAGTGGGTGCAGGAAGCGCATTACATCACAGATGTAGTCAAAGGTTTCAATCAGTCCGGAGTTGTAGTGCTCAGGCTTATCTACCTCATCAAAGAATCTATCCTCTTCATCCTCAAGGACATCATCAAATACATCACCTACAGATTGAATCTTTTCAATGCTCTCTGACTCACTCATCATGCACTCCCATGTGTCTTCGTATTGAAATCTAATGTGATCACCTTGCCATCTGCGCTACGTGTAAAAACAGTAGGCTTATTTTCTTCTAGGTCTACTTCGTATTCATCATCGGAGTAGTCAGCAAACTTTTCTGCAAAGTATGACTTAACATATGTTAGGAACTCTGGGTCTTCTTCCATAAGCATTAGTGTACAGGCCATCATGCCACACACACTACGTAGCTGAGAAATATCTTCATCTGATAAGTCCCCCGCTAACTCTTCGTACATACCGGCAGAGACATTACCTGTCCATACGCCATCAACAAATTCAGGCTCAATATCAATCCCAAACATTGAATGTTCTTTATCTTTTACTTCATCACTCATTGTATAACTACCTTTTGATTTTCTCTAATGGAAATTCTACAAACTCACTAGGCATTAGCTTAGCAGGTTTCTTTCTCTCGTCAATCCATTCTTGTGGGACGTCCTTGTCCGCATATAAGAAGCCATTCTTAGTACACCAATCTGCATATGTAGTCTTAGCACCCTTACGTAACTTACTGTTACTGTTGCTAAATACAAATCGGATATCCAAGTCCGGGTGTTGCTTCTTGATTGATAGGTGTTTCTTTCTATCGTCAGGTAAGAACCTGCCCTTCGTCTCTATTATTATTCCATTTGGTAATAAAAAGTCTGGGGTATATGTCCGATAGTTTAGATCTTCCCACTCAATCTTGAAGCACTCGTACTGGGCAGAACACTTGCGGGACTTCAGTGAGTCCAGTACAACATGCTCTAACCCAGAACGATACCCGTGCTTGAGTGCATTACTTCGTGTCTTGCTTCTCTTTATACTCATCAGCTATCTCGATATATGCAACCATTGGCGGTTCTTTTGCCTGTGATGCAAGCGAGGGTAGCTCTTGTAAAGAGGGCCAGCACTTGAAGCGGTACTTACACCAGCCACATTCCTCTGAGAGTACTTTGTTGCCGGTTGGTTTCTTACGGAATGTTTCTTCAACAGGCTCAAAGCACCGCTCAAACTTATTCTGAACTAGCTTATTAGCCTTGTCTTCTACTTCATCCAAGATGTCCTGCCTATCGACAGCCATGTCCCATGCAGACACATACTTGAATTCACCTGTCCCCTTGTTAAGTACCCACCAACCACCGGGTTCAACACCCAGAGCCTTAGAGTAGCCTGCAAGCTGACCGATATAACCAAATGAGTCATGTGCTTTTAGTGTGGCGTAGTCCTTGAACTTGTTGTTGTAAGACCATGGGGATGCAGACTTGATATCGTCTACACGTTTATCCATGATCAAGTCATGGGTGCCATCAATCTTGTGCTTACCTGCAGTCAGAGTAGATTTAAACCCATCGCTGAAGTCCACACCCGCTTCTGTCAACACTCCTTTGAAGACAGCTTCCACGATGTCACCAATCATCATGTTCATCAGGAAGTTAGCGGGCATGTCAATGCCTTCTTCTGGCTTGTTCTTATCAAACCATAACTGGCAGTAAGGTCTACCGATGTTAGACATACGTAATGTGAACTTTCGCTCACTCTGATTGAACTGTTTCTCAACAGCTTCCTGTACGTCCCTTACAATGCGAGCGATAGTGGCACTGCTCATGCCACGTTTCGCCTTACGTACATCCTCAAGATATCGGTGTATCTTTATCTCAGCAGGATGATTCATGATCAATCCCCATCGAATTCAATGAACTCATCAACTAACTTAGCATCTTCATCAGATGCTTGAGGTACGTTCTTCTCATTGAATGAGTTAACGATGTATTGATTGTAGTTACCAATCCACTCAATGAAGTCAGAGAAGCGTTGCTGATCAGCTTCCTGTAGCTCGACATTATTACTCAGGTCAAGCTCTTGGGTAGGCAGGAAGAAAGATGCTCCTGTAGGCAAGCTACGTTCCTCTGAGCCACACTTAATCCAGTGCTGTACAGGTAAACGCTTCTGCCGTCCTAGCTGTGTGAATGGTTCGCCCATCGTCTTGAAGGCATCACGGTTATCAATCTCCCAGATGAATGGGGATACATCCGCCGCAACTTCATTACCCTCAGCGTCAACGGGATTGATTAGTTTAACTTCGCCCATGAGTACACGGACACGTTTGATCTGCTTGATCAGTGTCTTTGTGTCATCAGGGAGAGCTTGGAAGTCTGCAATGTAACCAGCAGGCTTACCACAGTTGAACTTACCTGTGTTGTCTTTCAGATCACCATTAAGATCTTCAGCCATGATGGTCTTGACGTAAGACTTCTCATCTGAATTGTAACGCTTGTACATAAAACGCTGTACAAACACACGGATCTCTGCATTTTCTGCATAGAT